TTTAAAGGCGGGTATGTTAAATGAATGATAAAGATCTTAAACAATTAGTTATAGACTATAAAACGACTTTTGGATCTGAGAGCGGACAAAGAGTGCTTAAAGATCTTAAAAAGAGATGCAGTTTTGAGACTACTACTTTTATAAAAGGAGATAGCCACGAAAGCGCATTTTTAGAGGGACAACGATCAATGGTCTTGTTCTTAAACAATATGCTAAACAAAAAGGAGAAATAATATGTCTAGCGAAAATCAAGAGGTAGCAACACCAGCAGCTCCAGAACAAGCGGAGCAAAATGCGGTATTGTCTGGAGATCCTACACCAAAAACTCCAAATGAAAATGTTGATTGGAAAGCAAATCTTTCTGATGAACTAAAAGCAGATAAGTCTTTAGAAAATATTAAAGACATTGAAAGCCTGGCTAAAAGTTTTGTCCACGCACAAAAATTAGTAGGTGCTGATAAAATTCCAGTACCTAATAAATTTGCAACAGAAAAAGATTGGGATGCTGTTTATGAAAAATTAGGCAGACCAAAAAATTCTGATGGATATAAATTTAATTTGCCAGAAGATCAAAATGTAAATCAAGAGGCGTTAAAAACTTTTGCAGATCACGCTCACAAATTAGGATTACTTCCTAATCAAGCAGATGGCGTTGTAAAATTTTATAACGAGATGATTTCTAAAGAGTTATCAGAGGCAGATCAAATAGCTCTTGCACAAAGAACTAAAGCTGAAACCGAACTTAAAACAGAGTGGGGTCAAGCCTATACAACTAAAGTGCAAGCTGCAAATAACATTGTATCTGAAATTTTCCCACAAGGGTTTATGAATACTAATTTAGCAGATGGAACTAAACTTGGAGATCATCCAGCTGTTATAAAAGCGTTTGCAACTCTTGCTGATAAAATGGGAGAAGATAAAATTGTTCAAGCAGATGGACCAGCTTATATGACACCTAAGCAAATTGAAAAAGAAATTGCTAATATTACAGCTGATCCTAAATCTGCGTACTGGGATAAAAACCATCCTAATCACGCAGCTGCAGTACAAGAAGTTTTGGAATTACGAGAAAAGAAAGCTGTTGAATAAGTAATTTTTTTTTGTTAATTCTAAAAATGATTTGGATAATCGAAAGACCCAAATTGACACCAAGAAAGATTGGGATCCAGGAGATCTAAAATCGAGGAGCGACCCGCAAGGATAATCATCCGATTTAACATTAACAACAACTAATAAGGAGGGATGACTTATGTCAAACCAAATTACTACAGCATTTGTAGAACAATACTCTGCAAATGTATCTATGCTTTCTCAACAAATGGGGAGTAAGCTAAGAGGAGCTGTTGATGTGGAAACTATCAGAGGAAAAAATGCGTTCTTTGACCAAATTGGAGCTACCGCAGCGGTTGCTCGTACAACGAGGCACGGGAACACTCCTCAAGTAAATACACCACACAGCAGACGAAGAGTGAGCCTTTCAGATTTTGAATGGGCTGACTTAATAGATGATCTTGACAAAGTAAGAATGCTTGTTGATCCAACTAGCTCATACGCTAAAGCGGCTGCTGCAGCTATGAACAGAACGATTGACGATCAGATAATTGCTGCGTTGGGAGGAGCTGCTGATACTGGCGTTGCTGGTGGAACATCTGTAGCTTTACCAAGCTCATCTAAATTCTCAACTGCACAACAAACGGATGGATTAACAATTGCTAAGTTATTAGAAACTAAGTTTTTCTTTGACAACGGCAGCGTAGATCCTAGCCTAAAAAGGTTTTTCGTTTGTGGTCCAAAACAGATCCAAGATCTATTAAATACTACAGAAGTTAAATCTGCAGATTTTAATACAATTCGTGCATTAGCCCAAGGAGAGATTAACTCTTTCTTAGGTTTCGAATTTATTATGTCTACAAGACTTAATTTCGATGCAACTAATACGGATGACAGATTATGTTTTGGTTTTACTGAAGATGCAATCAAATTAGCGATTGGAGCTGATGTAAAAGCTAAGATAACTGAGAGAGACGACAAATCATACGCAACTCAAGTGTACTACTCTATGGCAATTGGTGCTACTAGAATGGAAGAGGCAAAAGTCTTTCAAGTACCTTGCGATGAGTAATAATTGATAGTAATATCAATTCTTAGGGAGGCGGGAGACTGCCTCCCTTTTTAATAACAACAATGGAGGATCTAATGCCAAGAGGCAAAGGAACATACGGGTCTAAAAGAGGTAGACCACCTAAGAAACCAAAAAAAGGAAAGAAGAAAAAATAATGAAAAAACTTTCCACTAAACAAAAAAAAATTGCACGAGTAGCGAAACCAAGGAATAGAATTACTGGTGCAGATTTTAAAAAGTTAAAAAAAAGAAAAAGAGGATAAGATGGCTAAAAGAAGAGGGTTATACGCAAATATAAATGCTCGTAGACGAAAAGGAATATCAAGACCAAAATCTAAGAGTACAATTACACCAAAAGCGTATGCTAATATGAAAGCTGGCTTTCCAAAAAAACGAAAGAGAAAATAACAAATGGCTAGTGTTGTGCAGATTTGTAATAGTGCGTTGAACCAGCTGGGAGCTGCGAGTATTACTGCTTTAACTGACAATAGTAAAAACGCAAGATTATGCAACGCTAGGTATGAAACAATTAGGGATGCGGTATATAGAAGTCATCCTTGGAATTGCTTAATTAAAAGACAGCAATTGGCTCAAGATACCGCAACACCCGCTTATGGTTTTAAATTTCAATTTACTTTACCAAGTGATTGTCTAAGACTTTTAGGATTAGATGCTTACAATTCAGATCACAAAGTAGAGGGTAGAAAAATTCTCTGTAATGAAAGCACAATAAAAATTTCTTATGTTGCACAAATTACAGATCCAAACGAGTTAGATGTATTAACAAGAGAAACTATATCAGCTGGTTTAGCAGCAGATCTTGCTTACGCTATAACAGCTAATTTACAAGTTTCTAAAATGATGCAAGAAAAGTATCAGTTTAAATTATCTGAGGCTAGACATACAGACGCTAGCGAGGGATATAATGTTGATCCAAATAACGGACAAGTCGATCAAATCTTAACAGAAGATTTTATAAACAGCAGATATTAAATTATGGGAAAACAATTATTAAGCATCCCTAGCTTTACCGCTGGGGAAATGAGCGATAGTATGCAAGGAAGAACGGATTTTGCGAAATACTTTTCAGCAGCATCTCGTATTGAAAATTTTGTAGTATTACCTCACGGACCAATAACTAGACGACCAGGAACTTATTTTGTATCAGAAGTAAAAACAAGCACAGCTAAAACAAGATTAATTCCATTTACATTTTCTACAGAGCAAACTTATATTTTAGAATTTGGCAATCAGTACATAAGATTTTATAAAGATAACGGACAAATAACTTCTGGTGGATCTGCTTATGAAATTTCATCTCCATATACAACAGCACAATTATTTGATCTTAAATTTGCGCAGAGTGCTGATGTTATGTATATCTGCAATGAAAATCATCCAGTAAAAAAATTATCAAGAACTGGGCATACATCCTGGTCTTTAGCAGATGTTGATTTTACTGATGGTCCCTACCTGGATACCAATACCACATCTACCACATTAACCCCAGCATCCACATCTGGCACAGCAATAAATTTAAACGCATCTGCAGCTGTTTTTGTTTCTACAGATGTTGGTAGACTTGTAAGATTTTCTGGTGGATTTGGAAAAATTACAAATTTTAATTCTTCAACTTTAGTACAAATTGATATTTTAGATGACTTTGATAATACAAATGCTGTATCAACTTGGAAACTTGGAGCTTTCTCTAACACTACTGGACATCCTCGTTGCGTTTCATTTTTTGAGCAGCGTCTAGTTTTTGCTGGCACATCACAACAACCACAAACAATGTTTTTTTCTAAATCTGGAGATTATGAAAATATGGCATCGGGTACTAATGATGATGATGCTATGGTTTATACAATTGCCTCAAACCAGGTAAATGCTATTCAAGCTATGAAAGCTACAAGAACTTTAATTGTTTTAACAACTGGAGGCGAATACGCTGTATCATCGGGAGCTGCACAAACAGCCATAACTCCAACTAACATAAATATTAGAAAACAATCTAACTATGGATCTGCTGGTGTAGATGGTTTATCAATCGGCAACGCTACAATCTTTTTACAAAGAGCAAAAAGAAAAATAAGAGAGCTGGCTTACAATTTTGATACAGATGGTTATGTAGCTCCAGACTTAACAATTCTTGCAGATCATATATCAGAAAGCGGATTGACAGATATGGCTTACCAACAAGAGCCACATTCAATAGTTTGGGCGGTTCGTAATGATGGACAATTAGCTGGTCTAACTTATAACAGATTAGAAAATGTTGTTGCCTGGCATAGACATATTTTTGGCGGCAAGTCTGATACTGGGAAATCTGTAAAGCAACAAAAAATTTCTTTTACAGCAAACTCTACAAATGTTTCAACATCTAACAATACAATCACAATTACTGGACACGGATTAGCCACGGGAGATGCCGTATATTATTATGCAGCGTCTAATGTTATTGGCGGTTTATCAAATTCAAAAGTTTATTATGTAATTTCTGTTGATGCTAATACTATAAAATTAGCAAGCACATCATCAAACGCTACTGCGGGAACTGCTATAAGTTTAACCTCAGCTCCAGGATCTAACACTACACAATTTATTTACCAAGGCGTAAATATAAATAATAATTTTTTATTTATAGAAAATCACGAATTTAAAACTGGACAATTTATTTTTTATAAAAACTCAGGCACAGCTATTTCTGGCTTAGCAGAAAACATAAAATATTATGTTGCAAAAATAGATGACAATCAAATTCAATTATTTACTGATGAGGCTAGATCAAATGTTGTAAATTTAACATCTGCTCACAGCTCAGAGCAAACAGATAAAATTTTAACTCACGCAAAAGTCGAGAGTGTTGCAACGATTGATGGCGATACAGATGAGGATCAAGTTTATGTAATTATAAATAGATACATAAACGGAGCTACAAAAAGATATGTTGAATTTTTTACACCTTTTGAATTTAACGAAGATCTAACAGCTTTTCATTATTTAGATAGCGGCTTAGCTTATGCGGGTGGAGAGACAGCAACTTTATCTGGTCTTTCACATTTAGAGGGGGAAGTAGTCGATATTATTGGAGAGGGTTCTACTCAAAATTCTAAACAAGTTTCTTCTGGTGCAATTAGCCTGGACACAGCTATAGAAGAGGCAAAAGTAGGATTATTATATTCTTCTGATTTACAAACTATGAGACTAGATGAGGGATTTACTGAGACTACACAAACTAAAACAATTAGAGTTTTTGATTTATCTGTAAGATTTCAAAATACAATAGGAGCTAGTGTTGGACCAAGCTCAGATAATTTAACATCAATAGATTTTAGAGATAGCAGCGCAAGTATGGATTTACCCGTGCCGTTATTTACTGGAGATAAACAAGTCGAGTTTGATGCTGGACACGGCATAGAGGGATTAATCTATGTTAAGCAGCCACAAGCTCTGCCAATGACGATATTAGGAATATATCCTAGAATGGAAACTGAAAATGTCTAAGGTAGTGATAGTGCCTTTTGAAAATAAACACGCTGAACAAATGCTGGATATTGGATTAAACAGCAAGCTATTAGAACTTAAACCAGAACATAGAAAATATACTTATTTTTTAAAAGAGGTTGGTATGTCGTTCACGGGTCTTGTAGATAACAAGCCGATAGCGGCTGGAGGTGTCTTTCATCTCTGGGATGGCGTTGCCGAGGGGTGGGTCTTGGCTACAAAAGAAATTTATAAATATCCAGTTTTTTGTGCTAAGCACATAAAAAAAAGAACTGAGATGTTAATTAAAAATAATAATATAAAAAGATTACAGACTAGCGTAAAAGCAGATTGCGAGATGGCTATACGATTTGCAAAATGGTTAGGCTTAAAACCAGAGGGAGTAATGAAAAGTTATGGTCCCGCTGGAGAAGATTTTATTAGATTTGCGAGGATAGAAAGATGAGTTTTTTTGGAGACATATTTGCTGGAAAATCACAATACCAAGCTGCACAATATAACGCTAAAATTATAGAGCGTAATGCTCAAATAAAAGATCAAGAGGCAAAACAAATTATGTCTGTGCATAATGAATATAGTTTGCCAAAATTTGATAAAACAATTGAAGAGATCCAGGGTAAAACAACAACTGCATATTTAACAAGTGGTGTTGAATTATCTGGTTCAGTTTTAGATGCTTTGTATTCACAACAATTAGAACTAGATAGAGATAGAGATATAATGATTTACAACGCCGAGAACGCAGTAGACAGAGCTGAGAATGAGGCAATCCAAATGAGAGCTGAGGCAGATCTTGCTAAATGGAGAGGTAAGGTTGCTAAGAAAGCATCTTACTATGCAGCTGGACAAAGTTTATTAGATCTTGGATTTAAAGTACAAGGAGCATAATGGCAATAAAATTATATAAATCACAATTAGAACCTACATCAAAAACAAGCAATGTTTTAGATACAAGGCAGATAAGTTTATCTGAGGCTGGATCTATAGGTAAAGCTATGAAAGGTATGTTAAAGTCTGGAGAAAACTTTTACATACAACATCAGAAAATTAAATCAGATGACGAGCTGCTTGAAAAGAAAAAAGCAGTTATGCTTGGCGATGATAATAACAAAGGTATGGAGGCTGTAAAATTAGAGGCATCCAATATGAAAGATCCAGACGAGGCTACAAAATATTATGCTGAAAATGTAAAAGTATTTGCAGATGTAGGAGAAACAAAAGGATTATTTACTAAAAAAAAATATAACAATTGGTTTAAAAAACAAACTACAGAAGATCTTACTACTATAAAAAAATTAAGCACAAAAAATTTTATGGAAAAAGTAAGAACTAATGAGCTTGATTATTTAGAAGTTTTAAAGAAAAAAATACTTTATGCTAAAACAGAAGAAGAAAGAAAAAATGCAGAAAGCGAATTAGCAGAAAGAATAAATGGTAAATCAACAGAAATATTTGGCGATGGTATTGATGCTGTAAAAAAATCAGTACAAAAAGATATTGCTTTTTATGGTTATAAAAATGTTCCTTTTGATCAACAAGCTAAAGCTCTTGCTGATGCAGAAAAAGATAAAAGACTTACTATAGAAGATGTAGAAAAATTAAGAAAACATTTTAAAGTAAGTAAAGGCAAAGCAACTGAGGGTGTCAAAGAACAACTTAAAACTTACGAAGAAAATGCTGATAAAGGTATTGTTCCAGATGCAAACGAATTAAAAAATATTGTAGCTGTTGCAGCTGCTACTGGAGATACAAAATTAATTGCAAGAGTAGACAAATTTGTAAAAGGTGTAAATTTATATGGCACACTTAACACAATGGATTTTGAAGAGCTTACAAAAGCTAAATCATCTGTAAGCAGAATATTAACAGAAAATAATAGATCTGGAAAAGGGACCGATGCAGATACACAAATGAGAGCAGATATAATAAATAAATATTATGCAAAATTAACAAGTGATCTCGACAAAGATATGATTTCTGCTGCTGGCGATAGAAATTTAGTACAAATATCTGACATAGGTTTGAATGAATTTTTAAGCACGGGTAATGTAGAACAGATGGCTGAGAAAGTTTCTAAAAGAATTACAGATGGAAACACAATAGCAGCTTTCTACAGACGAGATGTTGAATATTTAACTAAAGCAGAAGTATCACAAATTAAAAGTATTTTTGAAAGAGCTGATACTCCAGGAGAAATTATTAATATTACTACAGCTTTAACAACTGCTTTTGGAAATAATAGCGATAAAGTATTTAAGCAGCTTGGTAAAGATAACGCATTATTAGCTCATCTTGGCGGTCTTAATATGATGACAAATGTAAATGGCACACCTAACGAGGCTGTAAGTAGAATTGTTGATGGTTATTTACTTTTAAAAAATTCTGAAACTGCACAACTTTATAAAGTATCAGAAACTAACAATATGTATCAACAAGTAAAAAATGAGGCAATTAATTCATTTGTAGGTAAAGAAACTTATAACAGAGTAATTATGGCTGCTGATGCTATCTATGCAAGTATGTCAAAAGAAAAAGGTAAAACTGGAAAACAATTTGATAAAGGAGATTATAAAAAAGCTATGGCTATGGCTGTAGGAGCTGATGGAAAGTTTGGTGGATTTGACAGCCAGGATAGAGGAGAAGATGTAATTATTCCTCCTTGGTTAAAAAATGGCAAATTTGAAAATGTGCAAGATATGCTTGAAGAGGATAGATCATTATTAGTTAAAGCTGGTAATGGAAATCCCGTAGATGTAAATGGAAAAGACATTGATATTTTTGCTACAAGAAAACCAATTTTTATGTCTGTAGGTAATGGCAAATATATGATTGCTATTGGAGACAGCACAACAAAACTAGGAACTGAGCCTAAGTATGTATTAAGTGATGATGGTAAAGGTTTCTTTATAATAGATCTAAATAAAATTAAAGGCGAAGTATTAGGAGCTTTATAATGAGTATTTTTTTTGATGAAGATACTGCAACTAAAATATCTAACACAGCCTCTTATGCTACTGGCAACATAACTGGTTTTAAAGAAAATGCTGCAGCTGCGTATAATGCTTTTGTAAGCTCAGAATTATCTACATCTGAACTTATGAATACCCAGGAAGAGTATGGTAATCTAACTCAAATTTTGCACGATAACGGACACACAACTTTTTTTTCTCCCGTAGAAGATGATGGCGAGCAGTATTGGAACGAGGGATTTATGGGGGAAATTGATGGTAGATCTAAAGATGAAAAGGAAGAAGAATTTTGGAATAATTTAGCAGAGGCATCTAAGAACGATGTAAATTTACAAACTAAATTAAAAGAAAATGGTTATACAACTAAAGATGAATTTTATGGAACAATAGGAAAAAAAGTACAAGACACCTGGAAAACTTATTACGAGACAAATCAAAACGCATCTATAGGTGGTAAGTTTGGAGGATTTACTGGAATGGCGGGTGGTGTGTTTAGAGATCCGCTAATACAATTAACTTTACCTATTTCTTTTGGTTATTCTTTACCAGCAAGATTTGGGACAGCTGCAATTAAAATGGCTAAGATTGAGGGTATGTTAGCTTTAGCAGCTGAGGTAGGAATACAATCAAAGGTGCAGCCATATAGAGCTGAACTAGGTTTTGAAGATGCTGGTTTTGCAACTGGTGCAAAAAATGTTTTAATTGCATCTGCGGGAGCTGCAGCTATTGCTCCAGCATTTATGGGTTTATTTAAAGGTGTTGGATATTCTGTGGACCAGCTAAGTAAAGTATTATCAAGAAAATCAGCTGCAGAAATAGATGAGTTATATACTGAAAGCTCAAAATTATTTCCAGAAAAAGCAAATAAAACTTTAGATAATATTAAAGTAGACCAGCCAGATGATAGTCCCTTGGTTATTAAACAAGGCGAGGCAGACGAACACGCAGAAAGATTAAATACAACACTTAAAAATATTGTAAATGATGAGCCGTTAGAAATAACACCAATGCCTAACAGCGCAATAAAAACTGAACTTACAAATAAAGAAAAAGCATTAATAGAATTTGATATAGATAAATTAGAATTTGCTCCAAAAATTTTTCAATATAAATCTGGTGGAGATCAATTTGGTTTAACTGGTAAATTAAAAGAAGTTAAAATATGGGACCAGCCTAGCTCTGGAGCTGTAATAGTTTATGAATTTAAAGATGGTCGTAGAGCTGTAGTCGATGGACATCAAAGATTAGGATTAGCAAAAAAATTAAAATCACAAAAGCCTAGACTATACGGATATATGTTTAGAGAGGCAGATGGTTATACTCCAGAATACGCTATGGTTATGGGTGTTGCTGCTAATTTAAGAATGGGTACGGGTACAGCTGTTGATGCTGCTAAAATTATAAGATCTAATTTTGGTGCTAAAGTTTGGGAAAGTGTAAGTGGCAGCTTACCGCCAAGATCTAAAATTGTTATAGAGGCACAAGGTTTATCAAGATTGAGCGATGATGCTTTTGGTATGGTTATCAATGGCAAAGTAAATCAAACTTTTGCATCCAGGGTAGGAGAACTTATAGATGATAAATCTTTACACGCTAGAATTATAGCAGATACTAAGAGCAAGCAATTTACTACAATAGCTGAAATGGACACCTATTTAATGATGGTTAATAGGCTGCCTAAGACAATAACTAAGCAAAGTACGCTATTTGGGGATGAATTTTTTGCTAGTACCTTATTGGTTGAAAGATCTAAAATTTTATCTATAGTATCAAAAAACATAAAACAGAACTCGGCAGCTTTTAAAAGTATCAATGCCAACTCTGATATTTTGCAAGATGCTGGTAATGTTTTAGCAAAAGATAAAAATATAAAACAAGAAATATTAAATGATAAAATACTCGATAGGCTCAGACAAGTCGCAATTACCCAAGGAGAACTCTCAGACGATCTCACAAGAGCAGCTCAAAAATACAGAGACGGAGACAAAGCTGGAGCCGTCAAAGATTTCAGAGAGGCTGTCGATAGAGCAGCTGCAAGAGGCGATTTCGATGGGATCACTACTAGCGGACAATTCAGAACTAATGAAACTCAAACAGAAGTATCTGACATTCCAAAAAACCAAGCAAAGCTCTTAGAAGAAACAGAAAATTTAGATGGGTTTGGCACGCCTGGATCTAAAGCATCAGACGATCAAGCAAGATTATTAGAGCTTGAAAGTTTTGGAGAGGAAATTCCTAAATCAATAAGAACTGAGGCTGGAGCTACATCAGCAGCTAAAACAGCTCCAACAGATAAACCCGTTGCTGGAACCCAAGATTTAGCATCAACATCCCAACGAACAGATGCAGAGCCTCCATCAGAGGTTCTTGCTAATGCGCAAACTAATCCTCCGCTATCTCGTGCTGATGTTAATAATTCTGTTGGTTCTCGTAATTCCATAAGTTTTCAAAGAATAAATCAAGTCTCAAACGACTACAATGAAATTAGATCATATTTTAATGATAAAATAGAGCCAATTACAAAGGATCTACAATCTATAAATAACAAATATAATGGAAAATTCAAGATAAGATTAAAAAAAGATGAGAAATTACAGCAAAAATTAAAGCTAAAAGTAAGACCAGACGCTCTTTCCGACTATTTGGGTGCTAGGATTTCAGTAGATAATGTCCAGGCTGCTAAAATGGTTTCTAATGATGTATTTAAAAAATATAAAGTAATACATCTTGACGATTTTTTAGATGATGTTGGAAGAACTGCAGATGACGGAAATGCTTATAGAGCTATTCACGCTCAAGTAATGACTAAAGATGGTTATACTTTTGAGCTACAAATAAGATTAAAAGAGTTAGACGATTTAACAGATCAAAGCCACGCTTTAAGAGACAACATATTTTACAAAGACGATACTCTTACTGCAGAGCAAACTACAAAAATGTTTGCTGAATATAAAGCTATTCATACAAAAATGAACGCAAAATATTTTGAAATAAAAGATAGAGAATTAATATCTGCAGAAAAAATTGATGAGCCTATTGCTATAGGAACAAGAGTAGATGATGAAACTGGAGAGATTGCCACAATAAACAAAACTAACAGAGAGATGATGGAAGAGACAGCAAAAGACGATACGATGTTAGCAAGATTAAAGGATTGTGTATGAGTTATCTTAAATGTATTTCAAATGGTATTAAAGAGGGTTTAATATCAAACAAACAAGCAAAAGAACAATTAGAGATTTTTCATAATTTAGAAACAAGATTTAAAGGTATGGGTATGGATCCCTCAGAGGCACAAGTCAAAGCTGCTAAAGAGGCATACGAGCTTGCAAGAATAAAATCAAACGAAAAGAAAAGATTAATTTTATTACAAAAAAAAGTGCAAGACAGAATTATGGCTCATCTTAAAACTTATAGAAATAAGCAAGGCGAAGTAGATTATGCTGAGGCTGCTAGAGGCATATACGATTATAATTATCATCAGCCATTAAGAGAAAGTATTACAGCTCAAATGGAAATTGTTGAGGGTAAAGCTCACGCATTAATGGTTAAAGTAATGGATGAGATGAGATACAAAATGGGTGGCTTTCAAACTAAACAGCAAAAAGCAAATATGAAGTTAATGGTAAGAGAGCTGTTTAATGAAAAAACTGGCAACAAGATGGCAGCTGAACTTGCTGCTGGATGGAGAGCTGCATCTGAATATTTAAGAAAATCATTTAATCAATCCGGTGGCAAAATTGTAAGTCGATTAGATTGGGGATTACCACAAAT